CTGAAGCTGACGAACCTGGAGCCCAGTAATTGAATCGACCTGTTCTCTCTTGCCTGGTTTTCTGTGAAGTTGATGTATCTCCATACTTTGCAGCGAGAGATTCACCAAACATTCCTTCGTAATCATAAACGCTTCTTTCAAGACCAGCGGTCTTAAGCATTTCTGGTGAGTCGTATGCAAATATGGACACAACATCACCAAGCTCTTCATTGTAGAATTTTAATTTTCTAGCAGGGTTAATTTCGTGATGAAATAGAGTCTTTACCAAGTCATCTCTTCGAACAGCTCCAGTGCCTTCAGACTCCCTGTCTAAGTAAAACCTACCCTCTACTGGCTCATACTGATCTGTCACAGGGTTGAAAGTGACCTTCTGGATTCTTGTATCCCTAGCCTGGGTGGGGTAGATGTTGCTGAACTTACTTACTCTCCCCTTAGGGACATCCACATAGTTTACTTGCGTGCCTGGCACAACGGTTATATTCTTCCCAAGATCTCCCGCATCTTCCTCTATTACTTGAGCTGGAGTACCAAAAATCATATTGTATGCGCTCTTACCCATATTGGTGATATTAGCTCCAGCCTGGTCAAGAGTTGTCATTCCAGAACCCAAGAAAGCATCTCCTCGACCAACGACGGCGGGTGGGCCATATCCTTGTGAAAGCAGATCCTGTACTTCATCTAAATCAATTGCATCTGGATCAGCTGTATTTATAGCAGCATAAAATGGATTTGGATTT